ATCTATGGCTACATGGCAACTATTGCCAAGATGCCTAAGGGAATTATCCGTTACAACTTCACCTAAGCAATAACCCTAATAGTCGGTAGGGCTCTTAGCCCTTTGAGCCCTACCGGCCCTATTAAGTAGAGGAGATCAAAATGCCAGCGACTTACGTAACCGAGGCCGAGCTAAGAGCAAATTTGGGAATTGAAAATTTGTACAGCTCAGATATCGTAGAAACGTGCTGTCAAGCTGCTCAAGATCTACTTAACCAATTTTTATGGTTTGACTCTGCACCTGTTGTAGGTACAGCTCTACAAAATAACGTAGCTACTGTAATGGTTGCTAACCCTGCAATCTTTAGTACGGGCGACTCTGTAACCTTGAGTGGATGCGGCTCAACCTTTAACGGCACTTACACAATTACGGGAACGATCCCATGGACAGCCGGAACGACTACTCAGTTTCCATCAATAGCGTTTAATACTTACGCCTTTAATTGGCCTAAGGGATACAGCTTTATCCAATTCGCTAAGACCGCCGCTAATGTTAATTTTACTCGAGTACTACCTTACGGCTCAGCTGTAGGTGCAGATACAAAAACTAACTCTTATGCCACTACCCCGGCCGTACGCGAGGCCGCCATGATCTTGGCTACTGATATTTTTCAAGCTCGCCAAGTCTCACAGACAGGCGGCGTAACTATCGATGGTTTTAGCCCCAGCCCATACAGAATGGGTAACAGCATGATCGGCAAAATTAGAGGGCTCCTTGCTGGTTATCAAAATCCCGGAAGTATGTGCGGATAAATGCCAGCGCCGATCACTACGCTCAGAGCCTCACTAGCTGCCGCTCTAGCTAATCCGAACGTATGGAATACATACAGTTTTCCACCACCGACTATTACGGCTAACTCTGTAATCGTCGCTCCTAATGATCCATACATAACACCTACTAATAATACAAACGTAGGCATTTCTCCTATGGCATCTTTTAAGATTATTTTTAATGTGCCTATGCTTGATAATGCCGGGAATTTACAAGGCATAGAAACCTTAGCGGTCGCGGTATTTAACAAACTAGCGGCCTCTACGATCGTAATGAATATTGCAGCTATGAGCGCTCCATCTCTACTAGAGGTACAGAGTGGGACACTTTTAACCGCATCTTTTGACATCCAAATACTAACGAGCTGGAGTTAAGCATGAGCCTAACAGACGAGGATATCGCCTTTCTTATCAAGATAGGTCAGATTACCGAAGCACCTAAGAAAGAAACTAAAACAAAAGATACACCAACAGATAAGAACGAGGAGTAATAAAATGGCAGTTTATATGTCTAACGGTGTCGTGGTAACTCTTAACTCTGTAGTACTGAGCGATCACGTCACGTCAGCCACAATTAACAGAATTTTTGAAGAGCTGGAAGTTACCAGCATGGGAGACTCAAGCCGGAAATACACAAAAGGCCTAGAGACTTCAACCATCGCTCTAGACTTTCTATCGGATACAGCGGCAGCTAACGTAAACACTACGCTCCAAGCAGCTTGGGGTACAACAGTACCTCTAACTCTAAAGCAGACAAGTGCAGCCGTATCAGCTACCAATCCTTTATTTAGCACTACCATTCTGGTAAACAACACCACCGACATTAACGGCGCCGTGGGCGATATTGCCAGCCAGTCGATTACGTTTACCTGTAATTCACCTATCGTAATTACTACTACCTGATAAAAAAGAAAAGGGGCTAACAAATGGCACGACTCAAAATAACAAGGGCTACAGGCGATGTAAGCGAGCACCAAATATCGCCACGGATTGAGTACGCCTTTGAATTGTATGCAAAAAAAGGTTTTCACAAAGCCTTTAGGGATGATGAAAAACAAAGTGATGTGTACTGGTTAGCTTGGGAGTGTTTACGCACTAGCGGCGAAACCGTACCGATGTTTGGAGCTGAGTTTCTAGATACCTTGGCCAAGGTCGAGGTGCTAGACGACGAGCCTTTAGCTTAGGGCGCGGCTCTGTAACTTATTTGGTGGCACAACTCGCCATAAGGTTACAGGTCGCGCCTCAGGCGATACTCGATTTAGATACAGAGATGTTTAAGACTTTAATACAAGTGCTTAACGATCAAGCAAAGGAGGCCGAAAATGCCCGCCATAGAATTACGCGGAAACGTTGATTTACGTAAAGCTCTACGTGCTTTTGCTCCTGATCTTGAAAAGCAACTACGTAAGGATCTAGCCGCGGCTATGAAACCTGTAGTAGCTAAAGCTCGTGGCTTTGTACCTGCCGAAGCTCCTATGTCCGGTTGGGCTCCTCGATCTTTTAGCGAGGCTAAGTTTCCCTTTTATAGTGCAAGCACAATCAAATCGGGAATTGTTTACTCAACCTCTGTTAGCAAGGTAAACAGATACGGATTTAGCTCTATGGCAAGAATTACTAATAAATCCGCCGCCGGTGCTATTTATGAAACAGCGGGCCGTAATGGGCCTCAACCTTGGGTAGGGCCAAAAGCAGGAGGCGCTAGTAAGGGAGTAAGTCGATCTGTAAACCCTAAAGCAGGTGCTCAATTTATAGAAAACTTGCCACAGCTTTCAAGCAGCTTAAAAGGCCGAGGACGTTTGATTTTTAAGGCGTGGGCTCAAGATGCTAACAAAGCAGATGAGGCAGCCATGAAAGCAATAGAGACTACGACTAAAGCTTTTAATGCTAGAGCTGCTCAAGGGCCATTGAGTAGGGCTGCATAATGGCCTTACCTGTAATTAATATTGACTCAAAGCTAGACGGTAAAGGATTTAAGCAAGCCGAAACAGCTCTCAATAAACTGAGTAAGAGCGCTAAAAAACTAGCGGCGGTGTTTGGTATTGCTTTAAGTGCTCGCGCTATAACTCAATTTGGTAAAGCATCCGTAAAGGCTTTTGCCGAGGATGAAGCAGCGGCGGCAAAATTAACTAGGACGGTGAATAACCTAGGACTCGGTTTCGAGGATGCTCGCATTACTCAATTTATAGCCGATCTGGAAAAGAGCGCCTCGGTATCCGACGACGTTTTAAGGCCGGCTTTCAATGCGCTTTTGACGACGACCGGATCTGTAGCGAATTCTCAAAAGATGCTAGCTCTAGCCCTTGATGTAGCGGCAGGCAGCGGCGAGGATGTAGCTACGGTAGCCGGTGATTTAGCCGCTGCATATGTAGGTAATACTAAAGGTTTAGCAAAATATCGCCTAGGTTTAACTAAAGCCGAGTTAGCCGGCAAAAGCTTTAATGAAATACAGAGCTTACTTAACACACAATTTTCGGGGCAAAATTCTGCACGTTTAGAGACCTACGCCGGAAAGATGTCAATACTAGGAGTAGCTGCCGGTAATGCTCAAGAGGTTATAGGTAAAGGATTAGTCGATGCGATCTCTAAATTAGGAGACGATGACTCAGTACAAAATCTAGCCGATGACATGGAAAAGGCAGCGGAGCGTACGGCCGATGTCATTCGCGGTATTGGTGTACTCGTAGCAAAAATAAAAACTATCCCGGGATTTAATTCTGATTTTGGCGTTTTATACGATATCTCTTATTTAGCCCTTTTGGAAAAACTAGGTAAGGCAACTACAAAGCCTAAGCCTTTTACTACTCCTATGACAGTATCCGGCTCCACGGATGCACAAGTTAAGATTGATAAGGCTCGCGCTAAAGCCGAAGCCGATGCGGCCAAGCGCCAAAAAGAATTACTAGCTCTACAAAAGAAATCGGCACTAGCCGAAAAAAACAAACTATCTTTATCTCAAGCTGCCGCTGTATTTGATACTACGCGCATCTCTATTGCCGCTGCTCTAAAGGCTACCTACGACAAAGAGACTCGCTTACGCCTTGAGGCGCTTATGGCTATCGAGGACGAGGATGGCGAGAAAGCCTTAGATCGTATTGAGCAATTAGCCATCTTAACAAAGGCTAAACAAACAGAAAAACTAAACGGCCTTAAAGGTATAACCGATACAGAGCTACTATCACTTAACACAACACTTATGTTAGAGCTTTCTAAAATTGAGGCTACAAAGAAAGCACGTATAGATGGCATTAACGCCTCAAAAGCAACTCAAGAGGCCAAGGATGCGGCTATATTAAAAGCTATTGACGATGCCGATAAGGCTCAAGCTAACGCTTTTGCTAAATATAACGATGCTCTAGCTAAGCAAGGTGGTCTTAATGATCTAAGTTTTTATTCACAAAAAACTCAAATTAGCACTCTTGAAGTTATGCGTATAGCTTCGATTGAAAAGACCTTATCTGCACAAATAACGGCCGATGATATTGCTTTGAAAGCTGGTCTTACAGCTACGGCTACTTTAACTACGGCAAAACTAAATAGTATTGCTACCGTTGCAGCTGCTCAAGCCGCCGCTAATGCCTCAACTCTTGCTGCTGTTGCAGCTTCAGCAAGTGCTATATCTGGCATAGCTTATGCCGATCCCGATGGTCTTTTTCCGGATTTAGGTGGCAGCCTTTATGTTGATCCCGGCTCAGTAAATTCTGGTAGTAACAGCAATATAACGGTAAACGTAACAGCTGGAGTAATTGGTAGCGAGGAAACCGTAGTAAGTGCCGTACAAGAGGCAATACTTACACTCAATCGCCGAGGGGACTCACTTCTCGTAGCTGGTACATCATGACTTTACCCGTAATTAACGCTCTTATAAACTTTTCAACAGGCCCGGCTTTTGCCCAAGCTATGATCCTTGATACAGGACTTTTAGGCACTAACGTATTAGCAGATGCCTCGGCTCTTATTGTTGATGTATCTAACGTAGTAGATGGCATTACAAGTACAAGAGGACGTAATGCTCAAGCCGATACTTTTCAGACGGGTACTCTAACTCTACGTATCGTAGATCAAAATGGAGACTTTAATCCTCAAAATGAAACAGGGCCTTACTATGGCTTACTTACTCCTATGCGTAAAGTAGAGATTACGGCCTCGTATGGCGGTACTGAGTACCCTATCTTTAGCGGGTTTATTACAAGCTATACGACTACTACGCCTAAAATGGCTACCGATGTAGTTTATACGACTATCACAGCTGTAGATGCTTTTAGGTTATTCCAAAATAGTCAGATTACAAACGTAACTTTAGCTGAGGCGGGTGACTTACCGGGCGAGCGTGTAAACGCTATCCTTGATGAAATCTCTTGGCCGGCATCCATGCGCGAGATCCAATATGGCACTACGTTATTTCAAGCAGACCCGGGTACTTTACGGACGGCTTTAGCAGCCCTACAAACAGCCTCGATCTCTGAGTATGGCGCTATCTATGTAAACGCTAGAGGATCTTTACAACTTCGTGATCGTGATTTTTGTGTTAGCTCTCAAGTTTTACCGTCTGTAGTCTTTAATGATGATGGCTCTGAAATTACCTACTTTAATGCCGTTTGGCGCTTAGATGATACACAGGTCTATAACTCTGCCTCTATTACAAAGATAGGCGGTACGGCTCAATTAGCCGATAATCAGGCTTCTATAGATGAGTATTTTCTACACTCCTATACTCAACAAAATTTAGTGATGGCCGAAAATCAAGCGGCTCTCGATTACGCTCGCGCTTACGTAGCAAGCCGTAAAGATACTAAAACTCGATGTGATGCTATTGAGCTAGATCTTTATACCGATAACTATAACGATGGCATTATCGCGGCTCTTAATTTAGATTTTTTTGACCCTATTGAGATTACGACTAATCAGCCTGGAGGATCTACCCTCCAACAGACTTTACAAGTGTTTGGGGTAATACAGCGTGTTACGCCTAATTCATGGAAAACGACATTTACCACACTAGAGCCAATTATCGATGGCTTTATATTAGACTCATCACTATACGGAATACTCGATACTTCCGTGTTATCGTACTAAGGAGCAAGATCATGGCCACAGAGTTTCCGTTTGTAACAGGTGAGGTCTTAACGGCCGGAGCCATGAACTCATTAACAGCCTTTGACGTAGGCACAGATCAAACAGCCGATTACACCTCTGTGTTGGCCGATCAATATCAAAAACTAATACCAATGAATAAAGCAACGGCTATTGCTTTTAAGATACCTACCGATGCCTCTGTCGCTTTTCCTGTCGGGACAGTATTAACAATCCTTAATAAAGGCGTGGGCACTTGTACTATTTCAGCTGTTACACCGGGTACTACAACAGTACTTAGCTCAGGAGCAACGGCAGCTAGTCCTACTCTTTCACAATATAAAATAGCGGCGTGTGTTAAAACAGCTGCTAACGCTTGGTACGTCGTCGGAGCTATTTCATAA